GTAATCTACAGAAGTACCAGTAATGGAAGAAGCTACTCCATTACCACCATTACCGGCAGAGGTTTCATTTCCTCCCCCATCTATTGTTCCATTTCCACCAACGGCGCTAGCGCCGCCACCGCCACCAGCACCTGTATATGCGGGGCTACCGCCGTTAAAACCTTGTCTCGGAGGGCCAGCAATACCTGTTCCAGGGCTACCATTGCTAAATCCACCGCCGCCGCCTGAACCACCATTCTTCTTGGTATTAGTGCTCTCACGCACACCAGCGCCGCCGCCAGTTGATGTAATAGAACTAAAAACAGAGTTGCTTCCTTTGGTTGCAGTATCTGCGGTTGCGGCGGGAGCACCATTTCCTCCAGCGCCAACAGTCACAGTAATTGGCGAGCCTGAAGAAACACCAAAACCAGAAGCTGTTAACAAACCACCAGCACCGCCGCCACCACCATCATCTGCTGCGCCACCACCACCACCGGCGACAACAAGATACTCCACGGCAGAAGCTGGCGCGCTAAATGACCTCTGGTTTTGGAAAACAGCTTGTAGTGCGCCACTCATGTCAGCCCACTTCCGCTGATAAGCCAATTAGTCGATGTAATCTTTATTGCTGTTGCTGATCCGTATTGAGCCAAACTGCGTGAGCCAGTTGTGCCAGCAGCACTCAAATACATTGTGTCTGTAGTGATAGCAATTGTCACCACTTGTGAGGTCATGTTTACAAATGTGATTGCCGTCCCAATTGGGTAAGCAACAGAACTATTTGCAGGAATTGTGTATGTTCTTGCATTAGCATCAGTTGATGGGTGAAAGATATGTTTGCCAGCGTCAGTAAGAACTAATGTGTAAGCAGCACTTTGGCTGTTTTGTGGGATATTTAAAAACCCAACAGAATTAGTGCCATCGACTGTGCATGAGGATAAAGTGCCGCTTGACGGTGTACCAAGTTCTGGTGTTGTAAGCGTTGGTGCTGTCAGCGTCTTGTTGGTCAGCGTTTCTGTGCCTGTCAGTGTGGCAATTCCAGCCGCCGCTAAAGTAGTTGCTCCAGTGCCGCCGTTGGCAACAGGCAATGCAGTACCAGACAAAGTAATTGCTAATGTGCCACTGCTTGTAATTGGTGAACCCGCAACAGACAAAAATGCTGGGACTGTTGCCGCAACACTTGTTACAGAGCCAGAGCCTGGTCCGGTAAACGCAATTTGAATAGACCCAGCACCTGGTGTGATGGTCACGCCAGAGCCGGCAGTCAAAGATGCCTTGGTCAGCGTGTTGCCGGTGCTGTTACCGATCAGCAATTGACCATCGGTGTAGCTGGTCTGTCCAGTGCCGCCGTTGGCCACCGCTAGTGTTCCCGTAACGGCAGTGGCCAAAGGAATTCCTGTCGCCGCCCCTGTACCGCCATTGGCTACCGGCAGCAGGCCAGTAACGCCAGTGGCCAAGGGCAGGCCCGTAGCGTTGGTTAGCACCACCCCCGATGGCGTACCCAGCGCTGGCGTCACCAAGGTCGGTGAATTGGTGAACACCAAAGCGCCAGTGCCTGTTTCATCCGTCACGGCAGCAGACAAGTTTGCGCTTGATGGTGTGGCCAAGAAAGTAGCTACGCCAGCACCAAGGCCAGCAACACCTGTTGAAATCGGCAAACCTGTCGCGTTGGTCAGCACAGCCGCTGATGGTGTCCCTAAAGCTGGCGTCACCAGTGTTGGGCTGGTTGAAAGAACATTGTTGCCAGTGCCGGTACTTGTACCAACACCTGTACCACCCTTAGTCACTTTCAACAATGGGCCAGCATCAAACAAGGCATCAATTAAATCAAGGTCTGTATTGACCTTGCCACCCCAAGTGTTTGAGCTGGCTCCAACCTCTGGCTTGGTCAGCAATAGGTTTGTGGTGGTGGTATCTGCCATTTTTAATCCTTAGCCAAAAGTTTTTGCGCGGGTCAATAAATTGCCGCCGGAAGTCGAGCCACGATCATCGGCCACTTGTAGATCAGTCAATGCACGCTCGTAGAGAGTCGCCCACACCTGCATACGCGCATCGTCTTGTAGATATGGCGCTGCCTGCAACAGTGCGCCGTAAAGATAAATGTCGGGGCTTGATGTTAAAAGAAAATTAGTTGATACGCTGGAGGACAGCTTACTCAGCTTTGCAAAGTAGACAATCTCTGCCGTGTACGATGAATCTGGCGTTGGGACAAACCGAAACTGAGTGCCGACCACGCCAAAAAACTTGGGCCTGCCGCTGGCCGTAAATTTTGTTGCTTCCTCATCCAATGAATCCATCGTCATAAAAGACAATGGAGTAACTGGATTGGTGCTGGTTAGCTTTAGTGCCCGAGTCTCCAAGAAGTCAGCCGGCGTTGACTCAAACTCGCCGTCAACAGTCAAGGTTGTCCTGGTCAGCATCTGACGGGTGCGCAGCGTGCGCTCAATCTGCGCCTCTGCCAAAGAAATAAAGTCAGGAATAGTGGCTGTCAAATCTGAACGATTCAGCCAATCCGCAATTGAAGTCTTTAGCTCGGTGTAGGTTGTCAGTGCCATTAGACTGCCTCTATTTCTTTCATCACCCAGGTGTGGTCGTGCTTGAATTCAAAAGTCCCAATGTGTCCAATCTCTTTAGAGACATCGTGGTCAATCCATATTTTAAACCCAGCAGCCGCTGCTTTTTGGCAAAAATAAACATCCTCACCAATGTATCCTCTTTTGTCATGGCGCCAAGGTGTTTCAAACCAAGGCTCGGCCAGCGCCGCAAAGACATTCTTTTTGATCAGCATTACACCCATCCCCACAGACCCCACCTCTTGCAGTCCGGTGGACTCTGGCATCGTCCAGACCAATTCCCTGTCGCCATTTTCTTTGTAAAGTTGCGCTGTCGGGCCAGTTGGCATTCTGCGCCGTGCGCAATTGGTCGCCACAATGTCAAGGTCATGTTTGAGCAGCCGCCCGATCATGTCTTGCGGAAACCGCATATCAGAGTCAATAAACAGGATGTGGCTGCAATCCTCTTGCATTGCGTCTAATGACAATTCTGCCCTCTGATTGGCAATCAGAGTGCCTTGGCTGATCTTGAGGCTTACAGCGTCATTGGTGTTGAGCGTGTGATACGCAACCATGTTTACCAAGTCATAGCTGTACATGGTGTGAACCATGTCCCGTGCTGGCGTGCAGACTGCAATGTAGTTCATACTTTCCCAGGTCGTGTTCTAAAGAATTGATTTTCACTTGAATTGAGCCAGCGCTTCATGTACTCTTGATCATCGATCTTGCCCTCAGACTTCATCTTGTAGTAAAGAGTTTCGGGGATGGATGCCACTAAGTGCCATTCACCATTCCAGTTGGCCTTGCCGTCCATAGCGTTATAGATGCCCTTGTTGGCCTCAATCACCGCAGTCACATCTTGCTCAGTCTCAATGGTCACATCGCCAGTTTCAGCATTCTCATGCCAGTAGCGGGTGATGCCTTGATCTTTGTTTTCGCTAAATAGTCTTTTGTGAATCATTTAAAAAAAAGGGCCAGATTTCTCTGGCCCCTTCCGTTGCTTACTGTTAAGAAGTAACCAAGTCAGCGGCTAAGCCGTGAGCATTTTCTGCCAAGATTTTCAGGCCGTACTCGACCAGCAGCATGCGCTTGTCGGCATCGCCTGTTTTGGCCAATTCGATCTGCTGGTAAGGACGCAGCACAACCATCTTGGCGTAGTCAGGGTCAAGCACAAACGCATCACGCTCGCGTTGGAATCTGTTCGCAATCACAGAAACATTCCCAAAATCGCTGACGTAAATATCTACAGCGCCGATCAATGTGGCAGGTTTTGCACCGCCGTCAACATTAAAGCGTGAAGATGCAATGCCGCTGAAACCAGAAACGCGCTGCTTGTTGACAGGGCCAACCATCAGGATTTTTGGCGTGCCGCCAGCAGTCCACACCTTCTGAATCACATTCTTGAGAATGGTTTCAGTGAAGGTGCGAACAGTGCCATCGGTACGGGCAACAGAAGGCAGCGTGGTGTAAGTTGGGCTTGCACCATTGGTGGTGTCAAAGTCAATGTTGGTCTTCAAGAAGGCCGTCAAAGAACCCGTCTTACGCGCAGTAGTCGAGTCGCCAGCAACCGCACCAGTGTTTGACAACATGATGAATTCTTGGTCACGTTTTAGCTCGCTGCCCCTTTTAGCGATTTGATAGGCCAGCTCACTGCGACGTCCTGCCTTGTTCACCACTTCTTCAGTAGCTGACAAGACAATAGTCTTGCGGCTGATCTGTGCATAGTTCTGCACGCGAACAGTTGCAACTACGGAATCAAAAGTACCGACATCGTCACCCTCAAGCTGGGCGTTGGCAGCGGCTGCGGCCAATGTATCTGTTTGAAATTCAAACAGAGTGTTGGTCACGCTTTCGCGGCCAATGTTGGACATAAAAGGCGTTTCTTCTGGCGCAATGTTTGTGATCACATTGCTAAGATCTTCCCGAATACCCTTTGCAGAGTAAGTCAGAAATGTGTTACTAACGATAGTCATGATTTCCTCATTTCAATAAAAGTTCAATTGCAGATGCCGCATCATCGATGCGACCGGTTTTTGCAAGACGCTGCTTTGCGCGAATACTGTCAGTTGTTGTCGAAACCCGACCCGCTGCTCCTGGCTTGGCTGGTCGTGGGCCATTGTTCACCACAGGCTTAATGCCTTGGCGTTTACTTACCATCTGGTCAAACAGTGCCGCTTTTCGCAGCAGTAAGACCAGCCGGTGATCGTAAACACTCTTCAAATCTTCATCAGAAAAACCGGCAGACTTGGCAGACTCAATAAGCATTGCTTTTTCCAGCTTTGCTTTCTTTGCGTCTTTCCACTCTGGCAGTGCCGCCAACAGCGCATCTTTTTGACTCTCTAAATGCTGCTGAATAGACTGCTGCTGCTCTCGCTGCATTAACTGGTTAAGGCGTTGCTGTTCGGCCTGAATAGCGTATGCCTTCTCCTGTCGATCCCGCAAGACCTCTTTTTGCCGCACCCACTCGATTGGGTCTTCCTGATAAAGACGATCCAAATCGATCTGCGGCTCTGAAGACTGAAGTTGGGCTTGCAATGCTCCCAACAATTGAGCGTACTGTCCACGCTCGGCCCGAACTGCCTGCGTTTCTTGCTCGACTTGCTTTCGCACTTCGGCAATCTGCTGCGTTTTTCGGGTGTAGTCCTGAGTCCTTGAATAGCCTTTTTGTAGCTCGTCCAGCGTCACAGCGACTTCCTTACCGTCAACTCGGACGGTGAAAGTCTGTGGCTTTTCTTGCTCCTCTGACTCTTCCTCTTCTCCAGACTGTTCCTCTGAGGATTCTTCATCTAGCGCGTCTTCCACACCAGATTCATCATCCCCAGAGGCCGCTGCCTCTAAGTCCTCTTCGGACTCTTCGGCTGGCTGCGTCTCGTCAAGTTCTGCTTGTCCTTTTTCAGGGGCCAACATTGCCGAGATAGCACTGGCCGCATCGGCCAAATTCGTTGCTTGTATTTCTGCCATAGTATTCTCTTAAATTAGATTTTTCTGTGATTTAGTGATAGCGCTCTGTGCAATCTTGCCGTTGTCCATGATCCGGACTAACTCTTGCCGCAAACCATCAATGGCCTGCATCATGCACCACGCTGTCTCTCTCTTCACAGACTCTTCGGGTTTCGAGGATCGAAATGCCCAAAGTTGGTCGTTTTCCAATTTTGTCATTGCAGCGTTGAGGGTTTCATCCTCAAGTAGCTGCTTAGCCTTTCGGCCCTTATTTACCTGGTCTTCATTTGTCACTCTATTGTGCCATTCCATTAAAGGTTGATGGATTCATCATCGGCGGCATCGGCTGCTGCTGCTGCTCAATAAACTGAGCCGCCTGCTGCTGGGCCAGTGCCGCCTGCTGACGAATTGCTTCACGATCAATATTCTGAGCCGCATCAATCTCAGCCGTACTGATCTGTGATTTGTACTTTAACTCAATTTCATACTTTTTGAGATACAGGTCTTGAGCCATCTTGTCGCGCTGCAAATCGTCATCCATCATCATTTGCTGGCGTTTTAGCTCCAACTCTGCCGCCTTCTTCTGGATGTCGGCCTTGATAGACTCGGCCTGCACCTGTGCCAGTAGCTCCTCTGGCGTGGCTTTGGGCTGCTGGACGGGGGCTACATAGTCGGCAGGGATGTTCTGAAAGTAGCTGGACGCATCCTTAAACCCAGACAGTTCCACAATCTTACGCAGGGTATTACTAAACTGCTGCGGCGTGACCAGTGGATTCTGTGGGCCAAGCTGCTGAAAAATTTGCTCTTGCTTGGCCAAAATAGTCATCAGCGCTTGCATGCGCTCATTGGTGTCGCCATTGCCCAATCCGATATTGATATTGGCATCCATGCTGGCATCCCAATATCTTGGGTCAATCTGCACCCACTCATTGCGCATACGCACCATTCGTGCTTTGTCTTGGTGCGTGGTGGCCAAGAACAAAATGCCTTTAAAGAGCTTTTTCATGCCCTCGGCCAGAATTCGTGCCGTCAACTCAATGCGGCCTTGGCTGGCTGAAATCGTTGCATTCACTGCCGCCTTGGTGCTTGATTGCAATGCATCAGCATTCAGACCCATCGCCGCCTTGCTCATGCCGGTGCGGTCTTCCTTGATCTGATCCATGTATTCCAGCATCGGGAATGCCGCCTGACCCACAAATGGCGTGGTTAAAGGCTGCACCATCCCTGGCGCACGCATGCGGATAATCGCGCCGGTTTCGTTGTTCAGCACATCGTCAATGTTGACTTGGCCCTCAACCACCGCCGTGCGCGGGTGGATGGATTGAGCCAAGCTGTCCAGCGTATTGCGGAGAATCTCAGACTTGATCTCTTGCAGGTCGCGGGTAATGTCAAAAATCGACATAGCCTCAAGTGGGCTGGTATGTGGCTCCGGATCGCACGGGAAATCAGCAAAGGGAATGTAGCTGGCTGGCAGATTACGCACCACTTTGTAGCCACCACCCATGCAGCAGACCTTACGCAACTCGGCAATGCCGTCACCATCAAAGTCCACACGGGAGTACGCCTCAATGTACAGTGCCCTGCGCATCATTGGATTGGCGGCGTCATTTGTGCCAAATGTTGTACTCAGTGGCTGACGCGCCAGATACTCATCATTGCTGTCCAAGTCTGTGGTTGACAGATTCTCTTCAATCTCGTCTTCGTCATAGCCCATTGCAATCAGGTCGGCCACAGTGGCCATCTGCCTGTGGGCAATGAGGCTTGAATCATCAAAAGATCGGGCACGCCGATCAAGCAGCAATTCCTCTGGCGGCACGGCCATGATCCTGATGCGGCCATCCTTGGTGATGCGCTTGATCTGCACATCGTGGATCATTGGCGCAGGCATCGTCACCGGCTGACCCGTCATCGGGTCAATAGTGGTCATCTGCATTTCGTCAATAGCTGGGTCTGGGTAAGAGACAACAATCTTGACTTCAGCACCAGGCTCCTGCATCAGCATCTCTAGCGTTTGGTCATCAAGGCCGGAGTACTCTTCAATCCTCACCTTTTCTTCATCTTCCCAAAAGAATTTGGCAATGCCGCATTTGCGTACCAAGGCATCTTTAAAAATAGCGTAAGTGGTTAAAAACCCGTTGTTGTCGTTCTGGAATACATAGTTGGCGTAATCAGTAGCCTGCTGCGCCATCTGGACATCTTCTGGCCCACGGGGCGCAAACTCGACCACATTCTCAGAATTAAAAAACACCCGCATCAGGCTGGGCAACATAGCGCTCACAGTGTCGCGCACCTCCATTGCCACCACTTTGCTGTTGCCATCGACCTCATTTCCAAATGGGTCGCCTCGGTAGTATTCAGTCCCCCGCGCTCGGGTGGGCGACAGGTCGCTGTCCACATAGCTCACCGCATCGGTCAGGTCTTGCGTGATGATCGCTTGCAGTTCTGCATCGTCCATCGGCTCTTGGGCTGCAATGTCGGTGGATAAATTGTCGGTAATGTTTTCAATCATGGCTGTGCCTTTAGGTAAACCGCATTGCTTGAATTTTAATCTTTAAAAGCCAAACCAAGCCTTTGCATATTCTGGACGATTCTCCATGAGCCACGGCAGTGCGTCATCATGCAATTTTTGGCCATTAAAGCCAATAGTGTTGCTGCCGATGTGATGGACATAACTGGCACTCACAAAATGCGAGTAGCCTTTTTTAATCAGATCCCTACAATGCACATCATCTGAGTACCAATTCAGAGGGGGAAACCTTGCCTCCTCAAATGCATCGCTTGAGATCCACGCAAAGATCGGGCTGATCACCCCGACCATCTTGATGTGGGCCTCAGACGGAAACTTATAAAAGTTCAGCTTCTCAGGTTTCTCAGTAATCCTCACATTTTGGTCAGCCGGAGCCGCATCAGTCCTTGACGCCACCCAGCCAGCCTTGACGCCGTCCATTGTCCTAATGATTTCCACATCCTCAAGCATCATTTTCACGCTGGTTGGGGTAAGCACAATATCGTCATTCGCCACGATGCAAGATGACCAATCCTTTAGCGCAGCTTCGATCACCTCGTTGTAGTCATCGCCAAAGTTCCTTGGCTGGCCGTAGATTTTGTGGTCAGCCTCAAAGTTCTCAAGCACTGACTCTGGCCCCCGCAAGTAGACCGGACACTCTGGCGCGTACTGCTTGATCGACTCCAGCAGCACCGCCAAGCCATGCCCCCTAACTGTGGCAATGACAATCGGACAGATCATTTCTTAGCTTTGTTTCTGGCTGAAATGTTGGCCGCCTTACTTTTAGCATCAGCCTTAGAGCTTGCGCCCCAGGCTTTGAGTGACAGCAGCAGCCGAGTCGGCTTGCCGTCCTTGTATTCTGGGCCATCATTGCCGGCCATGCGTGCCAAAAAGCTGGCCCGTCTCGGGTTGTCGCCGGCCTTAACGGGTGGCTTGATGTCTTGGCCGGCAGCCTT